ATTTTCATGATTTTATTTTCTATGATTTTGGGTTCGGTTGCAAGGATTATTCTGCGACGAGAGCGTTTATTTTTTCGCGCACCTTTCTCATTGCGCGAAGTAAAACAGTCGTTTGATCGTCCAGCATAGGATCAATCAAGTCGTTTGCGATTTGTTCGAGTTTTTCCTCGAGGGCTTGGATTTGTTTTTCTTTCTCTGTCATGCTTAAAGAATAGCACAGCCGCGCAAAAATGCAATGAAAAGTTTTGCGGTTCTGCAAAGTATTTTTGTTGACAAAAAAAACTTTTCAACTTGGCACGCTTCATGAATGTCATAATGCATAAAGTGCTGATATTCAAGCACTTACGCTGGCGCGGGGGGCGCCCCGCCGTAAGTCGTTGATACTTAACGCTTTACGAGGTAGTCGCTGATCTGGCCGTTTGCCTCGATGCGCTCAAGCCATGTCGAGGTGTTGTAGTGCCACAGGCTCAAGGCGAGTAGTGAAACAGGCGTTTGAATTCCGAGCAGGCGTTTGATTATGTTTGTCATAGTATTATGACACCGATTCTTCTTCGTCGGTGCCGAGAATTTTTTCCATGCGTTCTTTTAGCAACTCGTAAACAAGTTGCGCGTCATGCACAGCGTCAACGCAGTCTTTTCGCATACCTTCCATGAGAAAGTCTTTTGCAAAGAAGCGGACGCCATTTGATTCAAGGGCTTTTTTGATGTTGGGTGTGATCATAGAGGTTTCTCGATGCTGGCAAACATTGCGCGGACTTCTTCCTGCATTTGCTTTTGGTTCTTGCTGGTTCTGTTTTGCAAGTCAATGCAAGCAGCGCAAAGCGTTACCGCGATGAAGATGAATGTGGAGAGGGACATTGCGTAGGCAATGCGGTCGAATGTGATGTATTTTTTCATGAGATTAGTTTTTTGAGTCGAGCCAGAGAAGGAGAAAGCCCACTGCTGATGGAAGGATGCAAAGGAAAAAGAGTGGTTCCCAGATTGACATAGTTTATTTATATGATCCCACGGGAATGTTAGGGGTGTGATTAGAGACAGCTTCCAAAAAGCGACCTTCGTCGAAACGAGGATTTTGTTCGGCAAAGTATTTCGCCAAGTCAAAAGCGAGGACTTCGACAGCTTCATATTCCCCGATGGGAGCGTGTTGTTTTTCAGCGAGACGCTTGCCCAAGATGTGAGCGATGGCGGTGAATTGTTTTTTTGTCATGTTGTTATTGTGGTTTATTTTGTGGTTAGGGTCAAGAGATTATTTTCCCAAGTATTCTGCGACTTGGGAAGGGGTCGCAATCTTCAGATTGCGCGTGTAGAACAGGCCCATCTTCCCATGATTATGGGCATGGGTCTTGTCTCCTTCGTTACGGATAACGCGGTAGACTGTATTGCCACTCACCCAGAGTTGGCCCTTTTGTGGTGTTTTCTTTTCCATGTATTCAAGGTATCACAGAACCAGAAAAACGCAAGGGATTTTTTTATTTTTTATTTTTTTATTTTTTTCGCTTGACACGCGAGTTGGCACGGCATCTGCGTAGCATGTTGCGTAAGTCGTTTATTTTCAAGCACTTACGCCGCGCGGCGGGGCGCGCCGCCGTAAGTCGTTGATATTCAACGCTTTACTGATCAGACCAACCGCGAAAAAACTTTGCCTTGCGCGCGAATTTTTTCTTGACACGCATGGCGAACGAAGGCTTGCAAGTTGTCTTGCGAACGCTTCGCTCAATCGCGCGCGCGAGTGGGCGCGTGTCGATTGTCATAATTATTCTGCTCATGTTAGTTGACTCCTTGTGCGAATTTATGATTACGCAGTGCGTGAAGCTCATTTGCAAGAAAGATATTTGCAGCACATAACATTTCCATTTTCTCATGATGAGTGCAAAGAGTTTCTAAAACTTTAGAGACTGAAAATTTCAGTTCGTTTATGTCACTATCTTGCTCCTGCATAGCCTTCTCATGCTTGATGAGAGTTTGTAGTGATTTAATGATGCCGTCTTGTTGTGTCATAGTGATTCCTCCCCGTAGTAGCCATAGTCCTCGTCCGTGCCATAACCCGCACTTGCGAGCGTATCAGCATCGGCTTCGACATCGTGGCGGAAGCCATCCCAAGGCTCATCGCGTTCGTCAGCGTATTCACTGACATCATTGCCGTCAGCGCAATCGTCCTCGTTGGCGAGTTCGGCCGCGAACGTGTTGAGGTTGGCGCGCTCCTCCGCCTCGGTAGCGAAGTCGTCGGAGTGGGCGTTGGTGATGTAGGTGTCGATGTCTTTCATGGTTAAAGAATAGAACAGGTTGAGAGTGAACGCAAGGATTATTTTATGCGGCCAAGGCGGGACGCTTACGGAAGGTCAGTTCCATTTTTCCACCATTGACACCCTCGTAGCCAGCGAGGTATTTCGCCAGCATTTCGCTGTCGAAGTTAAAGCCAGAGTAGGGGTCGAAGTTAGCCCAGCGCAAGCCATCGGGCAAGCCGAGGTCAATGAGTTGCTGAACCTCTGCATCCGTAGGGCAGGAGTAAGGCGACCAGCCGAGAGTTGCGACAACCTCGTTGGTGTTGACGTTGACGAGATCGTGCCAGAGTTTGATGCAGTCGCCATCATCATCTTGCGAGACGACTAGCGTGCAGAGGGTTCCTTTGACGTTGAACGTGGTGTTTTCTTTATCTTTCATACATACAGAGTAGCACAGATCATGCAAAACGCAAGGGATTTTTTTGCGATTGTGCAAATTATTTTTGTTGATGATTTTTCAAACGGGCGTTTTATTCTGCAAGTTGGCACGCTTCTTGAACAGCGTATTGCGTAAGTCGTTCATTGTCAAGGACTTACGCTGCGCGGCGGGGCGCGTCCGCGTAAGTCGTTGAATATTAACAACTTACAGAGAAAAGAGCGTGACCAGCATAGCCCACGCGACCACAGCCGCGAGACCGACGAGCGCGCCTTCTATGACATTGATGAGTGCCTTTGTCATAACGTGCTTTGTCATAGTCTTGCGCTTACTGCGCTCGATTGCGTGAGCAAGTGGAGTGGTGTCTATGTCGAGAGGGATCTTTGTCATAGTGTTACCAAGCCAAAATGCCTTCATCGACTTCGTTAAGCATGACGCTTTCGACTTTCTCAAGGAAAGCCTCATCTTCGATGATACGATCCAAGGCGAGAGGATAGTGAACGGATTCGGCTTCGAAGCTAACCGCATCGGTTTTAGTGTCTTCGTTGAAGATGTGCAATTGCACGGCTTCGAAGTTGTAGTCAGAGTCAACGTAGACTTCCGCCCAGAGGTGAAAGTTGTTTCCGTTGAAGGTGAAGGTTTGGTCTATTTCTTTCATATATTTAAGATAGCAGAGATGCGGTGAGAGTCAAGGGATTTTTTTATTTTCTGACGATTTTTTTCTGCCAGACACAGGGTTCAATCCTGTGGAATTTGACCTCGTAAGAACCTTTCGCCGTCCATCCTTTGAACACACGGAGGCTAACGCTGGCGAAGGTGCATATCGCCTTATTCTGTTCGGCGTATTCGAGGATCTCTGTGCTGGTGTAGTATTTCTTCTTCATGTCTACACTCTACCACAGATCACGCAAAACGCAAGGGATTTTTTTGCGGTTCTGAAAACTATTTTTGTTGACAAACCCCTCCCCATTTTTGAAAAAATTCGAACAGGCGTTTGAATTTTAGGTGCCGGGGGGGTGAAATTTCAATCTCCTGGACTTTTATTTTAATTAATTTAATTTAACCCATTATTCTTATAAGTCTATATTCTATATATTCCTATATACATATTACTATGTTTATATATAAATATCCCTATTCTTCTATATATGTACACCCCCTACCCTTTTTTAAAACTTTAAGAGTAAAAGATAATAAATAATAACGATCAAATCTAAAAAATTCGGGGGCTTTATTTTTTTCTATATTCTAATTTAACCTTTAATGGTGACAGGATTGTAACTTGATTAAATCTTTATATTATTGTAATATGTAATAGGAAAGGAGGTAAATATATGAAAAATTTATTATCTAGTAAAATTGAAATGATTGGTTTAGCCGTTGTCTTATTTAGTCAAGCCGTCATTGTTATGGCTCATTATGAGAAAATAGATAAATTTATTAATAAATTTATACAGTAGACTAACTCAAAATGTGTGTTGACACGTTTGGAATTAATCCATTGGTTATAAAACCCCTTCTTTATGAGGGGGTTTTTTCTTAATTTTAATTTAATCTTCTTGTTTGTGAAAATTATTAAAAGACTTGTAGTGTTCTTTACAAAGGAACATGTCTGTATGGTTACCTAATGTTAGTATTTCGGTAGCTTCTTCTGGGCATGGAACAAGACACTCGGGCGCTGGGGATATGTGCATTTGACACTGTTTCATATAAATATTATATTAATATATAAAAAAAAGAATAAAAAAATGTGTAATGGTATATCAGTGATCCGAACAATACATAAAGCCGAACAAGAAGGTCAAAATACACCTGTGCAAGTTTCGGTTGTTGATGGAGTTTTAGTAAACAATTTCCCAGCAGTTCAAAACGTAACTGGTAACGTATCTGTAATCAATCCAGTTGATGTTAATGTAACTAATTTTTCAAGTCAATCAGCGCAAATAGATGCATTTGGTCGCCAAAGAATATCTAACCCATTTACCCTCGCTGACTATTCCCATGTTTATGGAGAAGAAACAGAACTATTAACTAAAACTAGTGGGGCGAATGCTTCTGTATCATTCAATATTAATCAAGCGAAAGCAATATTGCAAGTTGGGACTGGCGCAAATGATTTTACCATCCACCAAAGCCGCATGTATCATCACTACATGCCAGGTAAAAGTGAATTAACTTTCCAAAGTTTTAATTTTACAGGATATCGTAATGGCACAAATAAAAGAATTGGTCTTTTTGATGACCGTAATGGAATCTTTTTTGAACAAAGCGGCGATGGGACTTTATCACTTGTTTTAAGAGGTGATGTTTCTGGATTTGTATCGGAAGAAAGAATCGCCCAAAACAATTGGAACGTTGATAAATGCAATGGAAGTGGACCATCCCTTTTTAATTTAGACCGTACTAAAACTCAATTATTTACAGCAGATTTTCAATGGCTTGGGGTTGGAAGAGTACGCGCTGGGTTTGTTCATAATGGCGAAAGCGTGATTGCTCACGAATTCTATAATAGTAATAATAAACCCGCCGTTTATTGGAGTAATCCAAATCTTCCAGTCAGATGTGAAATTAGAAATTATAGCAGCGCAGTTGGTACAGATACGATGGATCAAATTTGTGCAACGGTTATTAGTGAGGGTGGCTACAATGAAGCAGGTGTAGATTTTTCAGCAAGAAATACAGTGGCAAGATCTGTAACTACAACCAGTCAACTTCCTTTAGTTGCGATAGCATTAAAAACTGGATATTACGGAAAACCAAACCGTAGTGTTGTCAGAGCAAACATGGCCAATATTTTTACGGTAACAGATGCAATTACTTATGAGCTTTGGAGAATTCCAAGCACGGGGCAAATAGTTGGTGGTTCTTGGGTAAGCGCAAATGATGATAGCGTTGTTCAATATAATATTAGTGCAACAAGCGTTAATTTTACAAGTGGAATGCTAGTAGACGCAGGATATTGCATTGCTGGCGGTCAGGGTGCTGGAAAATTTAGCGCACAATCTCAAATAGCAAATTTATCAAGCGCAAAAAGAGGATATATTAGTCAAAATATTGATAGCACGGATAGTAATGTTTTTGTTATAATTGGATCTGGAATTGGCACTAATGCAAGTAATACTTTTGCTAGTTTACAATGGCGCGAAACTAGGTAACAATATTGTAACTTTTTTGACACCTTTTTTTCTATAATTTTAATTTTAAAAATTTTTTTTATTTCATATAATTAAATATGAATACATGGAGTAAAGACACTGATTTTATAATTGTCTCACAATTATTTGAAGAAGATTTATTAAGTCGAGATTGGTTATATAAGAATTTTTTTAATGTTCCAATTATATTATATAGAAAAGGTACCGATGTCCCATTTCACGGATTAGAAGCATCTACTTACTTAAAATTTATTTGTAATAATTATAATAATTTGCCAAAAAGTATAATGTTTTTATATGGCGACGAAGCCGCGTGGCATCAAAATAATCGTAATATTATCAGATGGCAACAAAAATTAAATGAGTCGCCAAATTTTATAAAAAAGAATCCATATGTGAATTTAAATACAACCGATTATGATGATAGAATTTTGGGGCATAATCCCGCTATGGATTTACTATGCGAACTTTGGGACGAATATTTTAAACCACATTTTCAAAGAGATTGTCCGAATTATGTAAGACATTTATGTTGCGCGCAATTTGTAGTTCAAAGTTATCTTATAGAAAAAATTCCATTAGAAACTTTTCAAAAATGGTATGAATTATCTATAAATGAAAATTATGATAATTTTTTAATTGCCAGGGTTTTTGAATATATTTGGCATATGATTTTTGGATTACCAGATGTGGTTAAACCCTCGGAACGCGAAACTATATTTGTTTAGTTTTTTTAAAAAATAGTGTAATTAAGCTGTAATGGACACTATATTTGGAAAGAAATCCCTATACGCCCCCGAATCAGAAATTAAATTTGCTCAAAAAACACAAAAGTTTATAGAATCTGGCGTAGAAAATTATTTCGTTAAACAAAAGTTGACAGGTGATACTGCTGGTGATCAATTTGGTAAGATAGTCTCTATGAATTCTTCTGGAACTATTTTATTAATGTCATCAAGATTAGATGATGATGGCGGAACAAATGCTGGTGCGGCACTTATTTATACGGGTAGTGCAATAAATGGATGGCAATTAAAACAAAAATTGACTGGCGATAGTGCTAATGATCAATTTGGAGTGAGCGCTAAAATGAATAATGATGGGTCTGTTTTAATGATAGGTGGTAACACTGATAGTGGTAATGGGGGTGGTGCTGGCGCGGCATTTGTATATACGGGCAATGCTATAAACGGCTGGCAGTTAAAACAAAAATTAACAGGATCTGCTGGTGATTCTATGGGGGCAAGTGTTGCAATTAATAATAATGCTAATATTTTAGCAATGTCAGGTCCGAACAATGACGAAGGAGGAATAAATGCTGGGGTAGTTGCATTATACACTGGAAATGCTATAAATGGATGGCAATTAAAGCAAAGAATTATTGGTTCGGTAAATAGCGCAGAATTTGGAATAAGTATGGACATGAATGAAAGTGGTAGTATGTTATTGATAGGAAGGTCAAGATTTTTAGGTGGTGCTTTAATTTACACAGGAGATTTTTCATCTCAATGGGTGCTTAAACAAACGCTTACTGGTAGTGGTAGTGCTACATCTCGTTATGGCGAAAGTGTTGCAACAGATGCAAATGGATCTATTATAATTATGGGCGGACCTTTTGATGATTTTAATGTAGATGAGGGGGGCGTATTAATTTATACAGGTAATTTAATCAATGGATGGACATTTAAACAAAAATTAATGGGTGATAGTCCATTTGATCAACTCGGAACAAGTGTTGATATAAATTCAAATGGAACTACTTTAATAGTAGGTGGAGTAAATGATGCGCCAGCCAGGGGATCAGCATCTATATACACTGGAAATATAAATACTACCTGGCAATTCAAACAAAAACTTACTGGTAACAATGATAGTGCGGATAATTTTGGATCGAGCGTTGCGACCAATGTTGACGGAACTATTGTAATGGTTGGTGGCATTAAGGATAGCGATGGCGGAACAGACGCTGGCGCAGCCCTGGTTTATACCAATAAAGTTTTATCCCCAGCGCCACAAATAGAAATTAAATTTTTAAAACCGCAATTAATTCTTGGAATCGGTTATGACGATCCAAATAATGCGCTAGAACCAGATGTTACAGCATGGGTATTAATGGATGGCCCGCTTTATAATACCGAAAGTGACGAAAATTCTGGTTTTATTGGTGGACAAAGCTGGAGGAAAATGGCTCCGATTGGTTACCTACCATATGGAAAAGAAACATATAGTTACGGAGATGAGCAAGTAAGGTGGAATGGTGCTTTCTGGGCATATACAAACGATTTAGTTGGAAGAACTTTTGCTATTTCCTATGATGATGTTCAATGGCCATGGCTAGCAACATGGACTAATAATTTTGTTGGGGCAAAAATTACATCCACATATGTAAAAACAACTAATTACCCAGCCGTGCCATAATTAATATACTTATTCTAATATCACATCAACTTTTTTAAAATATTACAATATCGTCACTTGAATTGGCCCATCTTTTGCTGTAATATATAGTATGAAAGGAGGTGCTTATGAGTTTAAATCATTATCAAACAAATCAATTAGGTATTGTTTTTGGACCTTATGGTTCAATTGGCTATGCTGGAACGATACAGCGGAAAGATTTGAAAAAAGTCGCTCAGACTTTTTCCAAATTATTTCGTTGGGCTAAAAATGTTTTAGCTTCGTTTCTGTAAAACAGAAAAGCCCCTTGAAAGAGGGGCTTTTTATTATACATTATTTAATTTCAATTGTTTTATGTTTTGCTTGTTCGGCTTTTTGAGCGGAGATCGTGAGCACACCATGTTCAAGTTTAGCGTCAATTCTATTTGTGTCTAAGGTTGGTGGAATACTTACTGAATGATAAAATTTCAGATTATCTTGTTCTGCACTAATATGTAACATATTATTTTCAGAACTAATTTTAATATTTTCTTTTCGAAAACGCGGAAGTTCAATTTCCAAACTATAAGAATCTTTGTTATCTTTAAATCCGAAAGTTTGGGTAAAACTATATTTAGGACTTGTTACAATATTGAAACTATTGGAAAGTGTGGGCCAAAGATGTTCAATGTCATCAATAAAGTCCCAACTTTCAAAAGTATTATTTAAGGGTATAAGTGAATAATTTAAGTTCATAGTATTAGATTAGACTCACAATTATGAAGAACGTTCAAAAAAATTTTTATAGATTAAATAAAAAGTGTCTATATTATATATAGTGTAAATATATATGTTCTTTGCATGAAGTCTAAAAAAGAAAAACCTCGTGACGTTTCTCCATATACGGAGAAGAAAAAAACAAAATCAAACATTGAACTCAATATAAGAGAATTACCATGGACAGATAAACAAAAAGAGTTTATTAAGTTAGCAAGTGATAAACATACTAAAGTAATTATCACTAAAGGTGTCGCTGGTACTAGTAAAACACTGCTTGCTGTATATTGCTCTCTGCAAAAAATTAAAGATAAAAAAATTAGTGAAATATATTATAGCCGCGTTCCAGTAGAAGCTTCTGTTCACGGAATTGGATATATAAAAGGTACATCTGAAGAAAAAATGTCTCCATATACACATCCAATGGTTGATAAATTAAATGAATTATTAACCGAACCGCATGTTAAAGCGCTAATGGCTGATGAAAGAATTGTGGGAATTCCATTGGGGTTTTTGCGAGGATTGAATATTTCTAATGCAAGTTTTATAATGGATGAAGCTCAAAATTGTCGTATAGAAGATTTTCTTCTTGTAATGACTCGTATGGCAAAATTTTCTACACTGTTTATTTGTGGTGATGCTCAACAGTCGGATATTAAACAGAGTGGATTTTGTAAAGTATTTGAGATGTTTGATAACGAAGACGCTAAAAAACGAGGTATTTATACTTTTGAATTTGGAAAAGAAGATATTGTTAGATCAGAGATTCTTGCTTATATTATAGAACAATTTGAAAATAATAGAAAATAAAGTGTAATTAGAGACAGTGCCAATTAAAAACATTATAGAAAAAGCGGAAAAACAGTTTCCAGTTGATCAGAATATTACAGATGCAATTAAACAAGCAGTCAGTAATATATCTGGTGGCGCAACTTTTAATACGCGTCCAACAGTTAATGGTACTGGGGTTCTTTTAAGCGGTGAAGCCGCAAAATTGCCAGATACTCTTGTTTATACCACTGGAGGTCAAACGATAAGCGGAAGTTTATCTTTTGAATCAGACAATTATTTTTTTGATGGTGCAAACGTTTATTTCGTAAATAATACGGGTATCGTTAGTGGAGAATGGAGATTTACAAATCGTCCTACGGTTAATGGGACTGGGATTATATTAAGCGGAGAAGGAATTGTCGCAAATCAAATCTCTGATAGCACAGCGGCGGGTAGAACTTTATTAACTAGTAATTTAGCTAATCAAAGAACTCATCTTGCATTTTTTCCAAGTTTTTCGGGTAGGTCTTCTTTTCCAGTTAATGGAGACGTTAATCGTGTTTATACGGCACTGGATACCTCAAAAATTTATGCCTGGATATCTTTGTTAAATGATTATGTAGAAATTTCTCCAACGCCAACTGGAGAATTGGATAATCGTTATACTCAAAACTTAGGAAATGTAAGTGGAATTCGCGCAATGACTACTGGAGAATATAATTCTCTTACTCCTATTAGTGGAGTGCTATATATTTTAATATAATGACTTTAAACCAATCAAAAGTAATTCAATACGGCCCGAAATCTGCTAAACAAATTTATTATAATAATAATTTAATTTGGACTAATCTAGTTGTCAATGGAGATTTTTCTAATGTCTCTGGAATGACTACTAACTCTGCAAATTGGTGGGGAAGAGCAGTTCCTTTTGGATGGAATACTTTCGTAAATATTTCTACAAATGATTTTGTAGTAAGATTGCTCAATGGCGTTTATTATGCAAATATTAATGTTCTATCAAGATCTTCAGCGGAAGCAGGAGGACTGTTACCTTTTTATCAAGATATAGTAATGCCAGCAACTTCTAATGTTACTTTAACATTTTTTGGGTCTAATCCTTTTAATGCTAATGCTTGGGCTCTTGGATGTAACATAATAAACCAAACTACCTCAACTACTCTAGCAAATACAAGTATAACTACTCCTCAAACAGTTACTCTATCAGCTTCAAATGTTCCTGCTGGAAACACTATACGCATTAATTTTTGGAAAGGGGCGGCTGGTCATTCCCCAGGAATTACCAATGTTTTTGTAACATTGAATTAAATAATATGGCCGGAATTAGTTTAATATTACAAAATAGTCCGAACGTTACCGGAATCAACTGTGGCTCAAGTTCTCCAAGACTAGGTGGAACTATTGATTTATCTGCTTTTCCTAATTTGCAAGATTTTAGATGTCAAAATAATGATATTACAGCTATTAGTGGTTATCAAAATAATGCAAATTTAACTTTTATAAATCTTATTGATAATAAAATTACAGGGTCTTTACCATCTTTTGCGGGAACCCCTAATTTAGTTACTGCTGTGTATAGTAGTAATTTATATTCAGGAACTATTCCAAATTATAATTCTCAATTAAGAAACTTTCAATGCATTAATAATAATCTTTCTGGGACAATTCCTGATTTAACCAATAATAATGGTTGGACTAACTTTTTGGTTCATGATAATAATCTTACAGGACCAATTCCACCATCTTTAAGCAATCAAAGTAATATATCAGTATTTTCTTGTTATGAAAACCCTTTAACAGGGTCTATTCCTAATATTAATGCATGCGGACAATTACAAAGGTTTTTATTGGCTTCATGTAATTTAACAGGCTCTATACCAAATCTAACAAATAATGTAGATCTCACGGAGTGCTGGTTTCATAATAATCTTTTAACAGGTTCTATACCAAGTCTTAGTGCAAATACTGGATTGGCTAAATTTTTATGTCAAAATCAACGGGGAACATCCAAAATAACAGGCTTTGCTGGCGGCTCTGTTTCTATTACTTTGGGTGATTTTTCAGCACAAGGCAATCAATTAAGAGCTAGTGCGGTCAATTCGATTCTTGCATCTTTTGTTGCTGCCGGAAGAACAACGGGAACTCCAGTATTAAATGGAACATGTATATTAAATTTAGGTGGAACAACTAATTCCAGACCAACGGGGCAAGGCGTAACACACGTTACAACCCTAAGAAATCGTGGATGGACAGTAACAACAGGAACAGCTTTACTATGATTAAAATATATTCAAATCAAGAAAAACCAGATGTTGTCCCCATGGTAGATGGGGTATTCACTAATGAAGTTGAATGGTGGATGATTTATGATGCGGTCACTAATAAAGTAATTATACCACCACTACAATGTTATGGAGGAACTTCAAGTCCATACACAATGGTTATCGCAGATACAGAAGAAGAATTAAATCAATTTATTACAGATAACGGGTTAATTCTTCCACCTAGAGAGTTTGACTCTACTTATAATATTGAATAACACGTTCTGGTATTTCTAGATATTCTTTGTAAGATTTTAATATTTTAGTCGGGCAAAAATCCTGCACTTTTTGATATTTTCTATTGTCGCTCGGCCATTTATTGTATTTATAAAGCATTGCATATTTATATAAAATAGCATTGGCACTTTGTATATATTTTTTGTGGTCGAAAAGTTTATTATTTTTAATTATATTTGCCGCGCATTTTTCACAATCAATTTCTAATTCCATTAGAGCCGCAAGTTCTTTTTTATATTTTTGTGGCTTTAAAATAATTTGTGAATAGGTTACATCATAATCGCAAAAACGATTCCATAATTTTGAATCATCTCTCCACTGTATAAAGTGGCAATACTCATGAATAAGCACGCCAAACCACTCTTCTTCTTCTAGATTTCCTTTTGCTACTTTAATAACTGGATCGTCATTAGAATCCATATAAAAAAGGCCGGAGCATTTGCTCTTACCACCACAATAATTTCCTTTTAATAAAACAATACGACCATCAAGAGATTCGACATCTTCCTTGATGATATCGAACACCTTGGAATTGATTAAAGACGACATCAGTAGTTATTTACACATATATATTTATAAAAAGTTTATAGAAGAGATTTTAGAATTTTTTTGTGTAAGTCTATAAAATACTGTGTATGAAATATTTTTGCTCAAAATGTGGTAAGACCACTCAATATAGTTTTGAAATGCCAAAATTTTGCGCATTTTGTGGGCAGTCTTTTGCCAGTAAACCTACATCAGTAGAAGCCGATGATAAAAGAAATAAATTTTTAAATGAATTAAAATTAAAGAAAAATATAAACTCTATAAATATAGAAGAAGATATTTTATATAATTCCGAATATGTTGAAGAGGGGGGTTATAAAGTTCATGATTTCAAAAAAATAAAACCATCTTTTAAAATCGATATTTATCAAAATAAAGGCGAATCTTTTGCCTCTTTATTAGAAAATCCCTCTGAGGATATAAAATCAAATAATGAAAATCCAATCGAACAAAAAACAGAGGAAGAAATTTTAGCGGAATTTCAGAGAGAAGCGAGTTCATTAAGATCTAAATAATTTAATATGCCAAAAAAGAAAAAAGGCATTGTTAGACCCTCTTTTGAAGAATCGATAGAAATAATCAATTCTGAAATACAAAAACGCAAACATCGTTGGCATCTTACCGCAATTGCATGGATGGATTTTGAAGATATCGCGCAAAGACTACGACTACATATTTACAAAAAATGGGAGAAATGGGACCCAGCTCGCCCTATGCGTCCTTGGTTAAATCAAGTCATTAATCATCAAATGACTAATATGCTAAGAAATCATTATTCCAATTTTTCACGCCCATGTTTGAAATGTCCATTTAATACTGGAGAATACGGATGTTCAATTTATGGTACGCAAAATAATTCATGCAAAGATTATAAAAAATGGGAAAAAAGTAAAAAATCTGCATATGATGTTAAATTTCCATTAAGTATTCATAGTCCAAATCATGATAACCCAGAAACTACTTTGGAAAATATATTACATGATACAGAGTATATTCTAGACATAGAAAGCTTGATGCCACTTTTTCATGAAATGATGAAAAAACATTTAAGTACAATTGAATGGAAAGTTTATGATTATATGTTTCTTCAACATTTGGGAGAGGCAGATGTAGCAAAAAAAATGGGTTATAAACTAAGTTTAAAAGAAGGGCGGCCAGCTTATAGACAGATTAGTAAAATCAAATCTAAAATTTTACAAAAAGCGCGTGAAGTTGTAAAGGAGGTTTTATAATGGAAGAAATTCTGACATTAGAACAGCAAAATAGATTAAAAGAATTTTTGCAAAAAAATCCTGAAGCTACCCTTACAGAGATTACCGCTTACACTTATAATAATGAAAATATTGATAGCCGTAGTAAAGAAGGACGTATACTAAAAAAATATCTATTAGATAATAATATTGAATATAAAAATCGTTCAATATTTCAAAGAGATCGTGTTTCACTAACTAAAGATCAAGAAGAATTTATAAAAAATAATTATAAAAATCAACATTATTTAGACATGGCAAAAATTTTATTTAAAAATAATAATTTAACCCATTTAAGTCTTGAATCGCGCGAAGTTAACAAATATGTTAACAAACTACAAAAGGCTGATCCTACATATTTAGATATGACTACTTATGTCCCTAAAGAATCAGAGGCGCCAGCACAAAGTCATATTGGGGAATATTTTCCACCGCGCCGTATGGATCAAACTTTGTATAGAATTAATAAATATCTTAATTTAGGCTGGGAAGAAAAGAAATTAAAAGCTATGCAACTTAAACAGGTTGAAATGCTTCAAAGATATTTGAATACTTTTAGTTTTTGCTATCAAATTAATACTTATCGCCGTGAAGATGACCGTAAATTATTTGAGGATGCTTTTATTCGTTATACGTATGACAAGGAAGATTTAACACAAGAAGAATTAGATCAATTTATTACTTTATGCACAGAAGTTGTTACGGCTTCTACAATTTTACAACAAGTTGAAGATTTGCGTCAATTATTACGTCAAGCCTCCGAAGAGGATGAGGGGCGCAATATTAAAATGAGTCTTAACGAGGCGATTAGTAGCTTACAAACTGAGTATAACCAATGTCGTAATAGGCAAAATAAATTATATAAATCTCTTGTTGATGATAGGTCTAAAAAAATACAAGAGAGGAAACAGGAAAATGCAAGTATATTGAACTTAGTACAGGCGTGGAAAGATGAGGAACGTAGAAAAAGTATTATCAATTTAGCGGAAGCCCAAAAACAAAATCTCGAAGATGAGGCTAAACGTTTATCTTCTATGGACGAATTAAAAGCTGTTATTCGTGGAATTGATATTGATGAAATGGTTCATAGTTAATATAATATATTATGAATAAGAATAAAATTTACTTAAAATGTAAAGTTTGCGGCGAAGAATTTAATTATTTTGCTGAACTTCAGAAACATTTAAGATATTATCATAAGCTTTCTTGTAAAACTTATTTTGAAACTTATTGGAAACGCATTGATCGTTTTGATGGTAAAAAGATTGAATATAAGTCATTCGATCAATATATTACTTGTGATTTTATTGACAAAAAAAATTATAAAAACTGGTTAAAAACATTAACCCAAGAAGAGTGTGGAGATTATTTTAAAAGTAAGTTAGGGCAATATTGTGATTTAAAAACTCTTGATATGGCGCCCAGTCAGGTAGAGTGTCAAAGTATTAATTGCTTATTACCAGTTAGTACGATGGAGTCATTTTCTGGAATGCGTTACAAGAATTTATATCAAAAACATGGATTGCATTCCAGGTTTAATTATGAAATTCCAGAAGAGATCCCATTTACTCCCATTCCACAAATTATTGTAGATAGCCGAGAACAAAAGCCATTTCATTTTGAAGGTCATACTTTAATTGAATCTAAATTAGAATATGGTGATTATTCGCTACACCCTAATAATAAATTAGCAGTTGAACGTAAAAGTTTGAGTGATTTATATGGAACTTTAAGTGGCGGTCGTGAAAGATTCGAACGCGAAATTCAAAAGGCTAAAAAATTAGAAGGATATATTGTAGTAGTTGTTGAATCAACTCTTAATAATATGATGTATCAAAAACAAAAATTTGGCAAAGCTTCTGGTGAATTTATTGCTCATAACATGAGAAAATTATTACGTCAATATGATAATTTACAATTTATTTTTTGTGATGACCGTGAAGATGCTAAAATTAAAACTCTACATATCTTAGCAATGAATGAAGAAGCTTGTAAATTTGATTTGCAATATTATTTTGATACACTATGGCACTTATAGTAGGAAATCAAAAAAAATCTAAACCATTAGCTAACGTTAATAAAGAGTTACTGAATTTAAAAGGTGATTTAACTGACGAAGAGGCAAGGATTAGTCTTGCTAAATTTCTAAGATATAATCTTGGTTTTACCACGGAATTATCTATGGGTTTAACATTAGAAGCGTATCAAGAATTAACACTTAATTCTTTTTTTAATAGAAATTATTGCATGTTAGTTTGGGGTCGTGGTGGCGCTAAAAGTTTTTGCGCTGCAATCTATTGTATTCTTAAATGTATATTAGAGCCTGGGACTAAAATACTTATTGCGTCTATTAACTTTCGTACTAGTCGCCGTGTTTTTAATGAAATTGAAAAATTTTTAATGTCTCCAGGCGCGGCCTTAGCCAGACAATGTTTTGGTTTAAAAAGTAAGCGGAATGACCAATACGAATGGCAAATTAATGGTGGCAGCATCACAGCTATTCCACTAACTGGAGAAAAAATTCGTGGTATCCGCGCTAACGTACTTATTTTGGATGAGTTTTTACTTTTACCTCCGGATATTATTGACAATGTTCTTATTCCATTCTTGAGTTCTCCAAGAGACGTAGGAGAGCGTATTCGTATTAGAAAATTAGAAGATGAATTAATAAAAAAGGGTTTATTACATCCAGATAATCGGCATATTTTTGAGAACACATCTCAAATGTTATGTTTAAGTTCAGCAAGCTATACTTTTGAACATTTATTTCGTGTTTATCAGCAATGGTCACATTTAGTAGAACACCCAGACGAGCAAGAGTCTAAAGAAGGCGAGCTTCCTGGAACATATTTTATTTCTCAATTAAGTTATGAAGCCTTACCGCAACATATGGTCGATCAAGGCGCTATCCAAGTTGCTAAAAGTGGTGGGAGTTCACACCATTCGTTTTTACGTGAATATTGCGCCCGTTTTATTGATGGTGGGGATAGTTATTTTTCACCTAAAAAAATGCATGAATGTACGATTTCAGATGGAGAATATCCAACTACTAAGGTAATTGGTGATAGTGATAAAAAATATATTTTAGCAATTGACCCGAACTTTTCGTCTTCTAAAGTTGCTGACTATTTTGCCATGAGTGTGATTGAGTTGGATGAAGAAAAAAAACAAGGCGTGTTAGTTCATGGATACCAAGCTGCGGGGTCATCATTACAAGATCATATAAAATATTTTTATTATTTATATAAAAATTTTAATATTGCCTTGATTATTATTGACCATGCGGGTGCGGATACTTTTATAGATGCAGTAAATAATTCTCAGTTTTTTAAAGACATGAATCGTAAAGTTGGCTTTGTAGATTTTGATTCTGATAAAGAAAATGAAGATTATACAAAAATGTTAAAAGATTGCGCTCGTCAATATAATAAAGATTTTGGCAATATATGTATTAAACAATATTTTACAAGCTTCTTTTTGGGTCGCGCGAATTCTTATTTACAAACTTGTATTGATCATAAAAAAATATGGTTTGCCTCGCGCGCGAGCAACCATCCTGATATTTTAGAAAATATTTTTACAATGAATCTTCCGATGGAGTATATATATCCTAGAGGTATTGGAGAAAAAGCGGATAACGAATATGAAACAAAAAAATTGACAGTCCGCGAATTTATAGAAGAGCAGGACTTCATTGTTCAAGATACGAAAGATCAATGTGCTAATGTTGAAGTAACCACAACATCTAGGGGTACCCAAAGTTTTGATTTGCCATCACATTTAAGAAAATCTACAAGTATAAATAGAGCTAGAAAAGATAACTATACTACTCTTATGTTAGGAAACTGGGGGGTTAAAGCTTATTTTGATATAATGGCTCCAGAAAATTTTGCAAAGAAAAATACAGAGTTTGTCGCAGAATTAATCTAATAAAATATAAGATTTTAGTGTAATAACCTGTTATAATAAATTATGGCACGAAATAATAATAAAAATATTAAATTTCCAGAACCACAGGTAATAGAAGGATCTATAAAGTCAAAAGACACTATAGAGTTAAAAGCAAGTCGTGGAGAGGTTAATACTTCTGTAAGAAGAAATCGAGCGTCTACTATTTCAAGAACAGATAAATATAAAAATATTGAGGGTGGAGTTATTCCTTTTATTTATGGTGGTGGGTACGGAAAGTATACTTCTAATATTAGTGTTAAAGATACTATTATTTTATGTCAAAAAGCCTATTATAACTTTTCAATATTTAGGAATACTATTGATTTAATGACTGAATTTAGTTGCTCTCCAGTTTATTTTACCGGTGGAAGCGAGCAGTCAAGGAAATTCTTTCAAGCATGGGGTGATAGAATTAATTTATGGCGTTTACAAGATATGTTTTTCCGTGAGTTTTTCCGTAGCGGAAATGTTTTTCTTTATAAATTAAATGCTGAATTTACAAAACAAGATATGCGTGTTTTATCGGACTTAATCACAACAGAAGCAAGGACTGGGGAAATTCCAGTTAGGTATATCATGTTAAACCCTGCTGATATTCAAGCTATCGGATCAGCTTCATTTATTACTCCTCAATATGTTAAAGTTTTAAATGATTTTGAAATGAAGGTTTTAGTAAACCCAGATAATGAACAAGATCGACAATTGGCTCAGCGTGTAAAAAATTTAAAAGATATAAAAAATACAAGCAATATAACACCAACAAATCAATACATGGTTTTTGAACTAGAGTCAGATAAATTTATACCAGTTTTTTATAAAAAACAAGATTATGAACCATTCAGTGTCCCAATGGGCTTCCCAGTTCTCGAAGATATTAACTGGAAGCAGGAACTTAAAAATATGGATATGGCAATCAGCCGTACTATACAGCAAGCAGTCCTATTGGTTACAATGGGAAATGATGAAGTTGGTATGCCGACCAAAGAACAAATCGGAACATTAAGAAAAATTTTTGAAAACGAAAGTGTTGGTAGAATTTTAGTTAGTGATTATACGACAGATATTAAATTTATTATTCCTGAAATTAGTAATATTTTAGATCCTAAAAAATATGAAGTTGTAGATCGTGATATTCGTTACGGTCTTAATAATGTTCTTTTTGGTGAAGAAAAATATGCTAATACTAATACTAAAATTGAAGTATTTCTTTCTCGTTTAAAACATGCACGTGAGACATTCATGAATGATTTTTTACTTCCAGAAATGAAAAAAATCGGTAAAAATCTTGGATTTAAAAATTTACCAACAGCACGTTTTAAAGATGCGGATTTTAAAAATGATACAAACTTAACTCGTATTTATTCCAGATTAATTGAATTAGGAGTATTAACTCCAGAAGAGGGAATCACAGCTATTGATACTGGGCGCTTACCTCTTCCGGAAGAAAGTATTAAATCGCAAGAACAATTTAAAACTCTTCAAGAAGATGGCTTATATCAACCTCTTTTAAATAAACCTCAACAACAACCTGTTGGGCGCCCATCTGGTACAGACGCTCCTCAAGCAAATAAAGCTCCGAGATCAACGCCTACAGTTCAAGCTTCTGAAGATAAATCTAAAATTAATGCAGATTTAGTTGCTAAAAATTTAGCCAAATTTGATAATTTAATAGAATCAATTGAAAATTCTTTAAAAGAAAAATTTGATCGTAAAAGACTAACTAAAGAACAAAAAGAAATTATTCAAACTGTTGCAGAGACAATCGCAACAAATGAAAACCCTAAAGATTGGATAAATAAGATTACCGATTATATTAATAAACCAGTCCAATATAATGTCAATATGCAAGAAATAAATAAAATTGCTGAAGAGTTTGGTTTAGATTACAAAACAGCTATTTTACTTTATCACAGTAAAATATAAATTATTAATATAATTAATTATTTAGTGTAAAGTATCCTATGGTTCCTGGAAATTATAATTTACCAACTGGTTATAGAGGCGATACTTATGGCCCAATATCTTTTTATTTTTTAAATAATAGCGGTAGCGGTATAAGTTTTCATAATTATACTGGAGCGTTACAAGTTAAAAAATTTGAAAGTTCTAATACGGTAATTGGTTGGTACACAACAGATAGCTCAATGACAATTAGTGGCAATAAAGTAACTTTATTGCCCAAAAATGGTGATTGTATGAAAATTTTTCCTGGTATTTATAATTTTGATTTGCAACTCAGTTCCGGAAATAAAACAAGAACATATGTCAAAGGAAAGTTTCCTATAGAAGGAGATATAACAGATTTATAAAAATATGTCTGATGAAATTTATATTAATGTAAACGAAGACTCGAATGATATTCTTGTTCAAGTCGCAGAATTTGATCAAGTTCTTTCGGTTAATGGTGAAACTGGTAATGTTATTGTTGATAAAAATACTATTGGTTTAAGCAATGTTGAAAATGTTAGTATTGTTGCTACTAGCGGACATTTGCAAAATCAAATTCCAAAAGAAAATAGTATACAAGAATCGCAATTCGGATTAAAAAATTATTATTTAACTGGTTCGAATGATAATTATATTTTATATCTCAATTGTTATGGCGGGACTGGTAATATTTATTTAGAACAACAGACTAAAACAGCAATCGGGTCAAAATATGTTTTTCAGTTTATAGGGTTAGCGCGCACGACTTTGAATATATACGCGAGCGGACTCTCAGCACCAACACCCCCATTAACGATTGTTCCGAAAATTTTATATTCAACCGTACAAGAAGGATCTAAAAATCGCCAACTAGAATTTACTTTATTAAATAATACTATTTCATTTCAACCTGTTGACGAGTATTTGTTTACAGAAAGAACACCATCTACTAGTTTACCATTAGATGATAGATACGTTTGGACACAAACTGGAACTCAATCTATTATTGGTTTAAAAATGTTTAGTGAGCGCCCACTTGTTAATGGGACTGGATTCGTTTTAAGTAATGAGCTTGACTTAGTTTCAAGTAGCGCCGTTTATAAAACTGGCGATCAAACAATCAGTGGCGTTAAAACTTTCGTAAATACAACTCATGTTGACAGCGTTGATTTTATAAGAAATTTTAGAGCGACGGGAACACCTTATAATTTTACTAGTAATCAGTTCTTTAACTTTGGGCCAACTGGTTTCTTATTTACAGGATGGAATTTAGCGCCAATCAATCCTTCTGATGATAGTCGAAGTATAAAATTAAGTAATGGTAGTTATACTGTAGTTACCATTAATCAACCTGCTGGCGGCGGCAGCAATGTAACCTGGGAAGCTATTCCAAATAAAAATGATTTATCTAATAGAATATCTTTTAATTTATATTCTGGTAATACACCTTTTAAAGCGGCTTTTGTTAATGTTGGTCCAGAAACCATTTCTGTTTCTGGGTTCTTACCTAGAGAATATGATAGATTTATTATAAGATATGTAGGGGGTGGCGGCTTATTACCATCTGTTAATGTTTCTGGAAATTTTGGCGTTAACAATGAAATAAGATTAGAAGCTCGTGATAATAGATTATTTTTAGGAAGTTCTGGCGTACTATTTCAAAATGAAACTTCCGCACTTTCAACTGCTAATTATATTACTGTTCCAGTAACTGATAATCCTATGACTAATGGAACAAATTTATTAGCAGCTTATGCTAAAGCAAAAACAACATTACCTAATGGTAGCGCACTTTCTGCGACAAATAGGTTAGCAATTATTTTACCACCGGCGATTTATGATCTTGGGACGCAAAGTTTAACTCTCGATACTCAATATATTGATATTATTGGTTCCACTCCAGATAGAAGCAAACATCATATCAAAAGCGATATTGGGATAACAAATAGGGGCACTATCCAACAAACTGCAAACAATGTTAAGTTATATAATTTAACAATAGAAAATGTAGATAATACTTATATTAAAAACTATGCCGCATCAGATCCGGCCGCATATTTTCCCAGTTCTAATTTAAATAATACATATTTAGAGAATATAAATTTAATTGGAAGCGTTAATATTTGGTCGATGCGTTTATCCATAGAGTATTCGGGAACTTTTAAAAATTGCACTAGTGGGGATTTTGCTTTCGGGGCCACTGGGTCCGCAAGCGGAACTTTCGAAGATTGCACTGGTGGAGATTACGCATTCGGTGGCGATGGTGGAACCGCAAGCGGAATTTTCAAAAATTGTACTGGTGGAGATTACGCATTCGGTGGCGATGGTGGAACCGCAAACGGAATTTTCAAAAATTGCATTGGTACATATGCCGCATTTGGCGGGGATCTTGGAACCGCAAGCGGAACTTTCAAAGATTGTACTGGTGGAAATTATGCATTTGGTTATACTGCAAGTGGAACTTTCGAAAATTGTACTGGTGGATATAGCGCATTTGGTGGCTATGGAACCGCAAGTGGAACTTTCAAAGATTGTACTGGTGGAGATTATGCATTTGGTGGGGGTCTTGGAACCGCAAGCGGAACTTTCAAAGATTGTACTGGTGGAGATTATGCATTTGGTGGGGGTCTTGGAACCGCAAGCGGAACTTTCGAAAATTGCATTGGTACATATGCCGCATTTGGCGGGGATCTTGGAACCGCAAGCGGAACTTTCAAAGATTGCATTGGTACATATGCCGCATTTGGCGGGGGTATTGGAACCGCAAGCGGAACTTTCGAAAATTGTACTGGTGGAGATTACGCATTCGGTGGCGATAGTGGAACCGCAAGCGGAATTTTCAAAAATTGTACTGGTGGAGATGGCGCATTTGGTGGCTATGGAACCGCAAGTGGAACTTTCGAAAATTGTACTGGCGGAGATTATGCATTTGGTGGCTATGGAACCGCAAGTGGAACTTTCGAAAATTGTACTGGTGGAGATTATGCGTTTGGCGGGGATATTGGAACCGCAAGCGGAACTTTCAAAGATTGTACTGGTGGAGACGGCGCATTCGGCTATGATGCAAGTGGAACTTTCGAAAATTGTACTAGTGGAAATTATGCATTTGGTTATACTGCAAGTGGAACTTTCAAAGATTGTACTGGTGGAGATGGCGTATTCGGATCTAATGGAACTGCAAGCGGAACTTTCAAAGATTGTACTGGTGGAGATGGCGCATTCGGTGGCGATGGTGGAACCGCAAACGGAATTTTCAAAAATTGCACTGGCGGAGATTATGCATTTGGTGGCTATGGTGGAACCGCAAGCGGAACTTTCAAAGATTGTATTGGAGGAAACGGCTCTTTTAACTTATAATAAATTATGACAATATATACGAAAACACAAAAAAATGTAACCTTTAAAAAAATAAATGTTTCAAAAGGCGAAGACAATAAACCCAAAAGGGAAGAATCTGACCCATCTTCAGAGGAGTCTTCTATTTTAGAAAACCATTACAATAATATAACCGCAAATTTAAATGATTATGAAACTTTAATAAGTTTTGATGTAAATAATATTGAAGATCTTGGTGGTATTTTAAATTATAGAAACTCTAAAGGAGATCATAAACAAGTAAGGTATTAAAATGAGTAATCAAGTATTTCATTTTTCAAATACGGGAATATCATCTGGACAAAGATTTTATCTTAAAGATGATGTGTCTGGTATTTTTTTAAGAAATCTTGTAATTAATTCGGATTTTCCAGTACTTGGTTCAAATTTAGTTTACAATACTGGCAATCAAACTATTAGTGGTATTAAAAATTTCGCGTCTCACCCAACTGTTAATGGAACTGGCGTTCTTTTAAGCGGTGAGGTCGCACAAGCGGATTTAAGTTCGACCGTCCGAACTACTGGAGATCAAACTATTAGTGGTATTAAAAATTTCGCGTCTCACCCAACTGTTAATGGAACTGGCGTTCTTTTAAGCGGTGAAGCAGTTAGAAGCAATGGCACAATCAATACGATGGTAAAACTAACGCAATCTCAATATAATGCTCTTTCACTAAAAGACCCAACAACTTTCTATGTAATTGTAGGCTAATATGTTATTACAAGAAGCCGATAATTTTCTTTTAGGAACTGGAATTGTCAATCGTTTATACATGGGCGAAACACTGGTTTGGCCAGTTCCAAGTGGAAATCTTTGGCAATTTATAGCTAATCCATTTAATAAAACTTTGTTGGGTTTTAGCGTGGTTTATAATAATGGAAATGTATTCGCAAATTGGGGTGACGGAAATGTAAGCGGTATAATTTCTAATACAGGTTATAATCATACTTTTGAATAATAAAGTTTTTATAATTTATTTCATGTGTATATAAATATATGAGATACTTATTAATATTTAGCGTGTTTTTAACTGGGTGTATTTGTTTGAACCCAGATCATAAAAAATCTGCGCCCCCAATTGCTAATACTGGAGAAGTAATTAGTTCGTTAGAAAAAACAAAAACGGAATTAGAAAAAGCTGGCGAGTCAAACACTTTAGTCGGTGAAAAAGTTGACAAAGCGTTGACTCTCGCTGAGCGTTTAGAAAAATTGTTAGAACAAATAGAACAATCAGAACCAAAGATAGTAAAGGACCCAATTAAATGAAAAAATTATTACCATTAATTATATTGCTAGTTTTACCTATAACAAGTTATGGACAATTCTGGAAACCAAAACCCAAAGCAACACCAAAACCTACCCCTGTAGTTGTTGAAAAAACAAAAACACCCGTTCAAGATGCTAAATTAATTATTAAAGAATTGAAAAATGAATTAAATGTCGCTAAAACTGAGAATTCTAAATTAACACAAAGCTTAAATCAAGCACGTTTAGATCTTGATCAAAGTTTTGCAGAAATTGATAAGCTTAATAAAGATATTTCTACTTTAAAAGAATGGGGTGTTGTCCAACAGGCCGAGGCGCAAAAATGGCTTGAAAAATATACAAATGCGATTAAACGATATCATCGTTTGAAATGGATTGCTGCTTTGATAGCTGCTGCTGGTGGCGTTTTATTAGGATTACAAATTATGGGATTCGTACCCCCGCCATATAATTTACTTGTGCCAATTGGTGGCGCTGGACTCTTTGGAGCATTAGTTTGGTTCTTTTTATAAAATTATGAACAAGATAACAGAATACTATGAAAAAACAGTCGCTTGGGTTCAAGCTAACCCTGGTAAGGCTACATTAATTGGAATATTTGCCGCTGGATTATTATTTGGCGCAATATTATTTTAAATGTGGGAGAATGTAAAAAATATTGCTAGCAATGCAGCGGCTTTTTTAAGCTCGAATAAGGTTCCGCCAAATACGCCAATCGAATTACAAAATTCGATGAGGAATGAAAACCATTTTAAATCTAAAAAATTTTTCTTAGCATTTTCTTCCTTTATTGGGCTATTGGGCTTTTATTTATTATCTGTTGCAATTCTTTTTTTATTACCAAGCAAGAATGAATTAATTGCAGGCTACGTAACTATTTTTACAAAAACAGTCGAGATTGTCGCCATAATTGTCGCGTCTTATATTGGTGTCCAAGCGGCTATTGATTTTAAATACGGAAGTTCTTCAAATACAAATTTAGATTCTATTTTAACATCAGAACAAAGAGAAGAAAAAATTATAGAAGAACAAACTATTGTATATGCAGACAAATTTAAAGACGATATCTCATATGCGCCAATAGAATGGGTCTTTGATCAGGAAATTAGGTAGCATGAAAGTTTTACAAAAAGGAGATGTGAATGAGGAAGTCAAACAATGGCAATTGTTTTTACAAAGTGCTGGTTATAAAATTCCATATGTAGATGGAGCTTTTGGCCCTGCAACCGAGAGAGAAACTTTAAAATTTCAAATTAAAAATGGATTAAAACCAGATGGTGTTGTAGGTCCTAAAACATGGAAATTTGTTACAAATATTTCTACGAATACACCGCTTTCTCAAAAGTGGCCGAAACAAGACTATAATAGTATGGTAAATTTTTATGGACCAGTTGGTGAAAATATAACTAGATTAGAAATCCCTTATAAATTAAAACTTGCATGGTCATCCACAACTACATTAACTAAAATTTCGTGCCATGAAAAAGTTGCAAAATCTTTATATACTATATTTGAAAACACATTAAAAACATATGGTGAAAAAGAAATTGTAAAATTAAAACTAGATTTGTTTGGTGGGTGTGTTAATGTGAGAAGAAAAAGAGGCGGTTCGTCTTGGTCGATTCATTCATGGGGTGCGGCTGTTGATTTAGACCCAGATAATAACCAATTAAAAATGGGCAAAGATAAAGCTTCTTTTGGAAAACCAGTTTATAATGATTTTTGGAAAATAGTAGAAGCAGAAGGTTGGACTAGTTTAGGTCGCGCCCGTAATTTTGATTGGATGCACTTTCAAGCAGCTTATTTATAATAAATTATAAAAATGAGTGTAATATATTTATAATAAACAAAATGCCGACTTACGAAGATGAGCCAGTAAAAAATGTTGATCCCCTAACTGGGTTTGACTTGTCTGATTTACTTTTTTCTTTCTCTCGCCCCATCTCCTTGTGCGCCATGGAGTTAGATAAATTCGAAAACAATAAAATTGTTATTAGCAATAAACTCAAAAATGTTGCGCTGTTAGCCGAACAAAGTGTAAATTTACAAATGGATAAAATGAAAGATTTTAAATACTCAATTCGTTTTGATGGTATCATTGTACAAGCAATGGTTTCATCTGATGAAGATAAATATTTAGCAGTCGCCTCGGTTGATCAATTAAAAGAATATCTTCCAAAAAATGTTGATCTTGACGTTAACCGTGATTTAATGGGCGTTGCTTTTGACGCTTTTGTTGTTAATCGTGGAAATAAGAATGGCCATATAATTAGTACAGACGTTGCTTTGGCAATGGTTGAAAATTTTATTAATAAACCATTTAACATCGAACATAATCGTAAAGTTGTAGTTGGTGTCTGTACTGGTTATGGATTTAGTGAATTTGGTAGTAGTAAGCCATTAACTCTTGAGGAAGTAAAAGCAATGAAAGATCCTTTTAATGTTGTTCTTTCTGGTTATGTATGGAAAATTGTAAATCCAGAATTTGCTTCAGAGCTTGTTGAGAGTAGCGATCCATCTTCTAATAAATATTTATCAGTTAGTGCTAGTTGGGAACTTGGGTTTAATGAATTTAATGTTGCTAAAGGTAATAAGAACTTAGCTGATGCAAGTATTATAGAAAATGAAGAAGATATTATAGAACTTAAAGATCGTTTAAAAGTTTTTGGTGGTAATGGTCTTAGTGAAGATGGTGAAATAATTCTTTTAAATCTTCAAGGGAGTGTTCTCCCTTTGGGTATTGGTTTTACAAATACTCCTGCTGCTGAAGTTAGTGGTGTTGTTATTTCTTATGATAAACCACAAGTAGAAAAAGAATCCAAAGCTTCTATGTATGAAGTTAAAGAAGGTTTTGAAGGATGTAATGGGTTTGCTGTTTTAGAAGATGGTGAATTATATAAATGCTTTGAAACTAAAAAAGAAGCCGAAGATTATGTAAAAATGGAACAAGAAGATGATGAAGAAGAAAATGAATTAGAATCTTCTGAAATTAAAATAAATAAAAAAAGTGTCCAAACCGTAAATAAAAATGTAAAAATTAATATGCAACTAAAAAATATTGATGATATTACGGAAGATTCCATGAAAGAAGTTGCTGCTAGTGAAGTTCGTGAATTTATTTCGAACCGCATCGCAGATCTTGCTAAAGAATGGAAATTAAAAGTTGAAGAAAAAGAAACTGCACTACAAGCCGCAGAAGATCAAATTTCTGCATTAAAGGTTGACCTCGAATCAATCAAAGCTGATAGTGATAAAGTAAAAGAAGAATTCAATAAAATTCAAGAAGACCTCAAGGCCAAAGAAATTGAAGCCAATTTTCAACGCAGAATGAGCTTACTTGATGAAGAATTTGATCTTACTGATGAAGATCGTAGTATTATTGCAGAAGATTTAAACGCCATTGAAAACGATGAACAATTCGAAAAATGGTATAAAAAGTTCTCTACATTCGCCGCAGCTAAAAAGAAATCAGCAAAAGCTGAATATAAAAAGGAAGAAATGAAAAAAGAAGAAATGAAAGAAGAAAAAGCTTCCGAAATAGCCGCGACAGAAACTAAAACAGTAGAAGAAGTAATTTCGAGTGCAGAGGTCAAGGAAGAAGTTCTTCCAAATGCTTCCTCTCCTCAAGAAGCAACATTAGTTGAAAAAATTAGTGCTGCTTTCAATAAAAATAGCGTAAAAATTAAATAATAGAAAAATAAATATATGGCAAATTTAAAACCGTTTAGAGATTATGATGAGCACGATGTAATCAACTTATTTGCTGTCAACTCTTCAAGCCTTAATAAAGGTAGTGTTGTTGTAGCTGATGGCAATGGCGTTGATTTTCGTAATCCTTCAATATTAGATAATCTTTCACCTTATTCAAATACGTACTCGGCACAATTTAATGTTCCTTGGACGGTTAGCGCAGCACCTTCTGGAGCTAGCGGAAAAATCGTTGGACTTCTTCTTAAAGATGTTCGTGAAGTTGATGAAAATGGAGAAAGATTAATGCACAATCCACGCAAGGCAGCCGAAATGGATGTTATTATTAGTGGACAAGCATGCCCAATTCTTACAAAAGGTTTAGTTCTCGTTAGCGGTATCTCTGGAGAACCAAACTTTGGTAGTGGCGCAGCTGTTGCTAATAATGGTGGTGGAAATTATAAAGTAGTTGAATATTCACAAAAAACAGTAGGTAAGTTCCTCGGTCCAAAAGATAACGAAGGTTTTGCTTTATTGAAAGTTGAATTATAATAAAAAAAGATAGAAATTTAAAAATATGAAAATACAATTCGAAAAAAATCCAGAACAAATTGAGCTTATCAAAGCTCTTGCTTCTGATAATAAAACTGTTGCTATGGAAGCCCAAGAAGCTTTCGCAGCATTTATAAGTGAAGTTGTACAGCAAGTTCTTTTACAAGCTGGCACAGCATCAATGATTTATCGTGACGTAGAATTTGACGAAGATGACTCACCATCGATTCCTCTCGACTTATACTATGGAATGAATGAAGGCACTATTACTGTTTGGTCACAAACAGTTGGTGGTGGTTTACCAACCAATTTCGTACAAGGTCTTCAAGAAATGAAGATCAATACGTATCGTCTTGACAGTGCTATTTCTATGGACAAACGTTATGTTCGTAGAGCACGTCTTGATGTTGTTGCTGCTGGTTTAGAGCGCATGGCCAATGAACTTCTTGTTAAACAAGAACGTAATGCATGGGCTGTAGTTCTTAAATTGCTTGCTGATGCCACAACACAAGGTAAAAAACACGTATTTAAAACAGGAACAGCTGGTACGTTCCAATTGGACGATATGAACAATCTCTGGACTTTAGTCCGCAGATTAAACGCTGCTTACACAACTGGTACCCCACAAGCTCTTCAAAGCCGTGGATTAACAGATTTATTTGTAAGTCCTGAAATCAAAGCTCAAATTCGCGCATTTGCTTATCAGCCAATGAACACAAGAAGTGGTGGCGGAACAAGTGCTGGTAACGTTGCTCTTCCTGATAGCGTTCGTGAAGAAATCTACCGCTCGGCAGGAACGAGCGAAATCTTTGGTGTAACAATTCATGAATTGTTAGAACTCGGAAAAAGTCGTAAATATAACGACTTATTCCAAAGTTTAGCCGGAGTAACATCATATACTCAATTTGATGGTTCTTCTTCGCCTGGATCTTTCACAAGTTCCTCGCAAGAATTATTGATTGGTGTTGATGCAAGCCGCAATGCGTTCTTACGCCCAGTAGCTATCCAAAGCGAAAGTCGTGGTCAAGTTCAGGTTCTTCCTGATGATCAATTCTTAGCCCGTAGTCAAAAAGTCGGCTTCTATAGTTTTGTAGAAGAAGGCCGCGTGGCTGTTGATGCTCGTGCAGCTGTTGGTTTAATTGTCTAATTAAATTAAATAGTTTAAAAATTAAACCGCCCCTTAATTGGGGCGGTTTTTTTTTAGATTTTTTATAAAATAAAAAATATCATTATTATGAATAATGCTAAAAAGCGTGGGCGTAAACCAAAAATCATGCAAGTCCATGGTAAAGATGAAAATTCTCTTCCTAGTAATATTTCGTCATCTTTAGATGAAATTTTAGGTGAAAAATTATCAATTTATACGGCTAAAAGTACAGATGAATATCGTGGACAATTAGCAGAAATGAATATGACTGATTTACAAGCCCATGCTTATAAGATTGGTTTAATTCCGACACAAGACCGAAAAGTTCTATCTGATAGGCTTGTCAATGAATTTATTAAATGGAATTCTAGATTTCAGTCACCAGATTCTAACGTTAATATTCAATCTATTACAGAATTAGATAATAAAGCACAAAAGATCTTAAGAGAAGGGGCTTAATTTTTGTGTAAATTATCATGTGAGTACTGAAATACAAAATTTAGAAGAATTTTTTAATAATGTATATTTAGATATCGGTGAGCCAAGTGATTATTCTGTATCTAGAGTATCGGCTTGGTTTTTAGATATTTCAAATATAGGTAAATTAAATAATTTAATTGGCACATGTTTTGAAATTAAAGAACTTCAAGATAACCATTGTAACGTTACTGGGTATGAAATTTACCCATATTTTAAATCTGATCAATTAGCTATATATAAAATGCTATTTGATTATGAATATTTCAAAGGCGAGGCTAGAAATGTGGCAAAAAGCTCAGCTACGAAAGGTAGTGATTGGACAGATTTAAGAGAAGGTGATAGTAGTATTAAAAAAATTAATAAGAATGAAATTTCAAAGAATTTAAGAACTATGTCTAGAGACGCAAAAGAAGACTTAGATAAAGCTGTTAAAATGTATCTTAAATATAATGCCATTCCAGATCAAATTGCTGGGGACGATACGGAGGGGGTCACCCATTATATAATTCAAGACTACCAAAGAACATTAAATTAATATGGCAAGTTTAGTTTCAAATTCTGAAAAATTATTATTAAGTAGTGAATTTAATGACCTTCACGATACTTTTTCTAGACTAGTAACTGTTTATAAAACGCCCGAAAGAGTTGTTATCTCTACTGACAACAATTATAATTTTTTATATAATGATCAGGAATCTATCGAAGTAACATACGTTCCAATTAGTGGACAGTTTGATTGTCGTATTGAGTGGCAAGACCCTTCCAAAATGATGGGTTGGGGGGAAATTCGTGAAGAAATTCGCGGAAACCTATGTCGCGTAAAAGCTAAAAAAGACTTTGTAGATTTTATTAGCGATGCAGAGAAAATTGAAATCGATGGTCGCCCAGTACAATCTATGGGCACAAATCGTCCACATGGACTTTTTAATATAGATTTTTATACCCTATTTTTTAAGGAGAGCGAGTAATGGCCGGACAAATTAATAAAAGATTAATTCAAAAAGAAATTTTTAATAATCGAAATGTAAAAAAAATAGTTAGAGACCTTGTGCAACAAGAAGTTGAAAAAGAAAAAGCGTTATTTCGTGCAGAATTTGAATCTCACCCCGTAACTCAAGAATTAGAAGATGGAGAAAATGCATCTAATATTTCTAATACTCTTGGTGGCTATGGTAATTTGTTTTCTTTTTTGGGTTTTAGTAGGGGTACAAATCCTACAACACCCGTAAAAATTTTAATTCAAAAAATTTTATTAGATCGTAATGTCCAGGTAAGTAAAAATGGTTTTAAAATAAAAGTTAATATCCCATCTAAAGATGAATTTGGTGCTGTAACACCTTTACCATGGGAAGGTGGGCGTAGTTGGTTACTAGATGTCGAGCGTGGAATTTCTGGACTTGGTGCATTTTTATATGGACGTTTTACAAGTTCTCGTTCTGGTAGTGGTATTCAAAGTAAATATAATTATTCGAACCGCGTGTTTAGAAATGTAAAATATTTTAGTCAAATGTATAATAAATTTATTAAAAGATTGGGGGTTAAATGAAAGCTACATATATCAATAATTTAATGTCTAGTTTTTATTTATGGCTAGATCATGAAATTTTACATAAGGGAGAAGCTTTTATAAATTATAGTGGGAAACTTTATAACTCACCAGATCCAAATTTTCCAACGAACTCTGTTTATAGCGCGCCATTTCGTCAATGGGTTTATGATAGTAGTATACAAAATTCAAATATTCCTTCTGGTATTTTTCTTAATGGAAATTACATTGCGCGTGGTACAAGTGGATTAAATATTGATTTTAATAAAGGTAGGGCAATTTTAAATAATAATACAAATTCTAATAATGTTACGGTAAATTATAGTTTTAAAGAATATAATATTTATTATACAGATGAACGTGAGGAAAAATTGTTATTTGAAAAAGCATATAACGTAACACCTAAAATAACCCAAATTACTGGAGGGCTAACTTATTTAGATACTCCTTACCCATGTGTTTTTATAAAACATCGCATGGGCGAAAATATACCTTTTGCTTTTGGCGGGGAAGATACCACTCAAACAATAATTAGATGTATTATATTGGCTTCAAATAGTTTTTCATTAGATGGATTAATTTCTATATTAAATGATAGCGCTCGAAAGGTATTTCCAATATTAAATGCGCAAGATTTTCCATTTAATTATCTTGGAGATTTTAAAACGGGAAATAGTTTTAATTATAATGATTTATGTAAAAATCAGCCAGATTATAATTTAGTAAATATTAATAAAGTAACTGTCTCAAAATTAGATGAAATTGATAATTCTAAAATTAATAAAAAATGCGTGGCAGCTATCGTTGATTTTGAGTTAGAAAGCATAAGACAACCCAGAAACTAAAAGAATTTTAGGTGTCTGGAATAGATTAATGATGTAATTATACTTATGCCAAGAAATAGAACAATTTATAACGTGTTGGCTCTCTATGCTAGCCAAGTACCAGCAAGTGGAATGCAAACTGGAATTAATACTGTTAGACAGTTAGGCCGTGTCCAATCTTTTGATGAAGATTTTAGTAGAAATTTCACAGATGTAAACCAATTTGGTAACTTAGCCTCTATTGACCGTATTGAAACAGAGGCGCCCACTGTAAATGCAAGCATGTCTTACTATTTAACAGACGGTCTTAACGAAAGACTTCTTGGTTTAACTGCCGCAACGACCGGCTCTGCATCAAATTCTTCTTGTATTTCTGGGCTATTAACTAAAACCACAGATGAAAAAAATTACTATTTATTAATTGCTGACGAAGGTAACGATGCCGCCGGATATACAAACGCAAGAAGTGGTGTTATTGCTGTTGGTAATGCTTATATTACATCATATAGTGTTAATGCTGCAATTGGTGATATCCCAACTGCGACCGTAGATTTGGAAGCTTTGAATGTTCGTATTTATTCAAATCTTGGAGATGCAAGCGCAACACTTCGTGGTACTCCTTCTCCAGCAGTAGATCCAATTAATGGTCAGCTTTTAACGGGTTCCCGTTTTAGATTGCCACAAGCTTCTGCTGTTACTGGAGTCAATATTCCAACCGCATTACTTCCTGGTGACATTACTTTTACTCCTACTGGTATCTTAGGTTTTGATAATACTGACCTTAAAGTTCAAGATTTTACTTTAACAGTTGACTTAGCAAGAACACCATTACAAAGAATGGGTTCTCGCTTCGCCTTCTCTCGTGAAATCGATTTCCCAGTTACGGCTACATTAGAAATGAATGCTGAAGTTGGTGATATCCAAGGAACTGGAGATTTATCTAGTTTACTTTGCGATCAAAACTTGAACAACTTCACTATTACAATGAGAAGACAAGCTTGTGGTGGTACTGGAACAGCAGCCTTGACATATGAATTTAAAGGCGCTAAACTAACATCGCAAAGCTTTAGCTCTGCAATCGGTGACAATGCCACAATGAGTGCTACATTTGAAGTTCAAGTTGGTAGTGCCCAGCAAACTGATCGTGGTATCTTTATTTCTGGATCTTATGATCCATTCACGGTTGTTGTATAATTAAATATTAAATTATAATTAAATGGGCACCAAAAGGTGCCCATTTTTTTTATAAAGTGTAAAACTTTATAAGGCAAAGGTATTTTAAAGGTATGGATATTGATATTAATAATTTTATAAAAGGTATTATTTCTCGTGATATCAAAAAACTATATTTAAGTTTTTTATATATTCTTGAAGATTTGCGAGATCAACAAAAAATTTCTTATGATGAATACCAACGTTTAAGAAAGCGTGTTTTAGATACTGGCAATGATTCCTATAGAAATATAGAAGAACAGTTAAATAATTTTGATTTAGTATTAAATAAAAAATAACATAATTATATGAATAAATGGCTATACGAATTTAAATCTTTTGAAATTGTAAAAAAAGATGACGGATCAACTAATAAAATTGAACACAATTTTGCCCTATTAAAACCAAATAGAAGAATGCGTGAAGAGGCTGATTTATTTTATGCAGCTGAAACATCAAGATTTGCAAAAGCTGGAGTATTGCCTAAAGCCGCATGGAATACTATTTTATCAAATGGCGGTGGAAGTATCAGCGAAAATGATCGTGAAGTTTACGGTCAATTATTATTAAAATTTAGAGATTTATCATTTGAATTACAATCTATTTTAATTAAAGGCGAATCTGAAAAAAGCGAAAAAGAGAAAGCTCGTGTTGATGAACTTACTTCTGAATTGGAAGATATTAGAAAAGAAATTCATTCATTTGAAACTTCTCAAATATCCATTTTTGAAAATACAGCTGAAGCAAAAGCAAGAAATCGTGCAATTTTATGGTGGATATTACATATCGCTTATCAAAAAAATGATCAAGAATATTTACCAATTTTTAATGGAGAATCCTTTTCTGACAAATTATCTATGTATGATAATTATGAAGATAATGAAGATAAATATGAATTTATTCTTGGCGTAATTCGCAGAATTACTTATTTAATTACTCTATGGTTTTTAGGTAGAGCTGAGTCAGAGGACGATTTTAAAAATTACGACAAGGCATTTTTAAAAGATACAGAAGAGCCTTCTGAAAGTAAAAAAGAAGAAGAGCCATTACAAGAAGTAAATAATATACAAGAAATCGTAGAAATAAAGCCTGAATAATGTGCAAGAGCATAGCGAATATGGTAAAATATATAGTGAAATTAGCAAAGGTTTTTCACAGGCAGAAATTAATAATCAGATAATTTATTTTAAACATCCCACTATAGCCGAACATTTTGAAAATTACGCTAGTTATGATTTATTAGCTAAAATTGGTAAAAGTAAAGGCCTATCTTCTGAATCTGAAATTATTGACGAGGCTATCAATGGAGGTTGGTGGTCACGACAAAAAGAAAGTCAAATTTCCTTATTAGAAAAAACTATATCTAATTTAATAAAAACAAAAGAAAAATTACAATTCCTTTCACAAAAAAAGGATATCGATAGCCAAATTTTAAAAAATAAGGCTATTCTAATGAGTTATAATAAAGAAAGAAGGGATATTATCAGTTATAGTCTAGAAGATTTTATTAACAATAGGTTGACTGAACAATTATTAATATTTTTTACATATCAAGATTGCGAATGTAAAAATAAATTTTTTAAAGATATAAAAGATTATTATGAGAATAATGAAGATATAATAGAAAAAATTAAAAATACTTATTTTAATTATTCTTCTTTTTTGAATGAAAGAAATATTAAAATGACAGCTTCTTGTGGATTTTTTCAAAATTTAATTTATTTAAGCGAATCATCTTATGAATTTTGGGGTAGACCTACCGTTCAATGTTCGAAATATCAAATTGATTTATTATTATATGGTAAAATGTATAAACAAATTATTAAAAATTATGCAGAAGACGGTAAACCAATAAATGAAGAGGTGCTTTATAATCCAGAAAAATTTGTAGATTGGGTTGAAAATAAACAGGGTGGTAATACGGTAAAAAACCAAAAAACAGATAAAAGTAATGCCGTTAGTAGTTATGTTGGGGCGACACGCGAAGATTTAAAAGAATTAGGTGTAAAAGTGGAAAAAATTAAAGGCAAAAGCCTATTACAGATGGTAGAAGAAAAAGGCGGTACTCTAGAAAAATCTGACTATTTAAATGCGCGTATAAATAATTAATTAGTGTAAATAATTATATTACAAGGATTAAGGATAATTTATGGCTGCAATTAATTTAGATATTGGCGGTAATACTAGGCGTTTAGACAGGGATATACAAAAAACTGTCAATAAGGTCTATTCTATAAATCTTAAAACCAAAGGAGACCAACCTTTGGGACGTATTACTGGCAAAGTAAATGAATTTAATAAATCGTTAGATGCGTCTAACGCTCGTGTTATTGCGTTCGGTGCTAGTGCTGGGATTATATTTGGTTTAGAAAGAGCTTTTGGTGCATTAGTTAGATCCACGATAGAAGTTCAAAAATCACTCCAGGATATTAATGTTATTCTAAATGTTTCTAGCGAGCAGTTACAAAAATTCGGATCTGGACTTTTTAGTATCGCTCGTAATACTGGACAGTCATTTCAAGAAGTTGCTAAAGCAGCAACTGAATTTTCTCGTCAAGGGTTAGGGGTCACAGAAACTTTAAAAAGAACTAATGAAGCCCTTATCCTTGCACGTTTAAGTGGTTTAGATACAGCCGCGAGTGTAGAAACTTTAACTGCTGCTGTTAACTCCTTTGCAGACCAAGCAGTTACAGCGACAGAAGTTGTAAACAAATTTGCCACAGTTGACGCTGCTTTTGCTGTGAGTTCGGCAGATCTAGCAGATGCTATTTCGCGTGTTGGTAGCAGTGCTGCACAATCTGGTGTTAGTTTAAATGAACTTATTGCTATTGTTACATCTGCTCAACAAACTACTGCTCGTGGTGGTGCTGTAATTGGTAACTCATTTAAAACAATTTTTACGAGACTGCAAAGAGAAAAAGTTGTAGATCTTTTAGAAAGTTTGGGAATTAGTAACACAGACGCGAATGGTCAAGTAAAATCTACAATTCAACTTTTAACAGATCTTGGTAAAGTTTATGATACATTAGGTTCTCAACAGCAAGCTTATGTTGCCGAACAGGTTGGTGGCGTTTTCCAAATTAACATTTTAAAAGCTGCTCTTGCTGATTTAGGAAAAGAGTTCTCAATATATAATAGCGCATTAAAAGTTTCTGCTGGTGCAACAGACCAAGCTCTTCGTCGTAATGAGGAATTAAATAAATCTTATGCAGCACAAATTAACGCATTACAAGAAAATGCCAGACAACTTGCGGCAGCCGGAGGAGAAAGATTATTAGGGCCATCAATTGATCGCCTTGTTGGTGGAACTAATGCAATTTTAGGTGGTATAAATGAAGGAGATGGTCAAGGCATCGGTGCTCAATTAGGTAAAGGAATCATTGATGGCCTTGGCCAATTTATAGCTGGCCCAGGTCTTGTTTTAATTGGCGGCGTATTATTAAAATTATTTAGCGATCTGAGCAAATTTGCTACAGGAAGTTTTCAACAATTATTAGGTTTAAATACAGCGGCAACACAGCAAAAAGATTTACAACAAAGTATTACTCAAATTTTATCAAAAAATCCAGATCTTTTAAAATTAGCATTACAGGGAACAGAGGGGCTCAATACAGCCGCTAACGCTTTACTAGCAAATTTAAAAAATCAAACTGTAGAATTACAAAATCAAGAAAAAGTAGCAGCAAGAATTGCAAAAGCATTTGCGACACAAGCTGGCGTACGTGTTGCCGGTGGGATACCAGTTGTCCCAACTGGAAAAAGTGGTAAAGCCGCTGGTTACATTCCAAATTTTGCAGAAGAATTACAAGCTAAAGAACTTGGTGCAAAATCTAATGTTAAAGCTGTTCGCGGCATAGGTAAAATTGGTGGAAAGCCTTTTGAAGCTAATAATCAAGAATTTCAATTAAGAAATTTTGCAGGAACTGGCGAAACCGCAGTTATTCCAAAATATGGAAATGGAATAAAAGAAGCTGCTCAAATGATTGCGCGTGGCGAAAGCGGTTCAGTTTTAGACAAAAGTGATAGAAATAAAGCGATGGGTTTTGTTCCAAATTTTGCGACTGTTGATACTGTCGCAAATTTACAAAAACAGGCGTCAAAATCAGCTGGATTATTAAATCAATTATATAATGTTGGGGATCTAAAAGATAAAGGTATTCGTGATGAATATTTCAGACCCACAATAAAACGAGTTGCTTTACAAAAAAACGTATCTCAATATACTAAAGAGGCTGATAGTTATATTAAAAATGCTAGAGAAAAAGCTTCTTCTAATCCGTCTTCTATTAATAAAGTATTTCAAAATTTAAAATATGGTGGTATTCCAATTTACAAATTTACAGATAAAATTAAACCAGAAACTTTACTTGACCCTAAAAAAGATCGTTTTAATAATACTAATATTAAAGGAGCAATGGGAGAAATTGACTCTCAAAAGCGTTTTGGATCGGGTCGTCGTACAGCAGAAAAACAAGGAGATTTGTTCGGTGCCGATTTTGTTGTTAAAAAACAAGGTGGAAATTATTTAGTAGAATCAAAAATAACACAAAGAAAAATTCCTGATAATATCCTTATTGCAAAAGCTTTGCAATATGAGGGTAAAACAGCTGGAGGTAAATATAAAAATAGAACAATAGATGAAGTTAAATTAAAAAATATTATTTTATCTTACGCGCCATTTAAAAATTCCGCTTCTGGTTTCATCCCAAACTTTGCACAAACAAAAAATCCGCCAATCCAATTGGGAAATTTAGATAAGATTCCAAACGAGCTTGGTAAAAAAGTTTTATCTCTTGTTTATCCTGGATTGTCTGATGGTTATACATTACAACCAGCCACTGCGACATATTTAAAACAACAATATAGAGGCAATATTCCAGTTGCTGGGATAAATAAACAAAAACTTAAATCTCAACTTCCTGATTTAGATAAAAATATAGGTAATCTTTTAGTCAAAGAAGCAAATCAGTTTGGACAAGCATTGGGTGGTTTTAATTTCCTTAAATCTCCAGAAGAACTCCCAAATTACGGGGCTGCAAAAGGTGCTGTGGGCGTTGCTTTTGAAGGTGGCGTTCAAACGTTATTACAACAAAAAGTTGGAAAACAAAATGCTGGTATTGATTTTCGTAATATCACACCAAGACTAAGATCAATATTTAATAATGCTCCTGGAATATATGATGCTAAAAGATCTCCAGAATTGACGAACGAAGTTTTACAAAAATTACTTAATGAAACTAAACCTGGAGCCACAGTTCAAAAAACTAGTGGGAAAGCTGGCACTGATTATTTAAAAAGAAGATCCGAAGCTGTCACACAATTAAGAAAAGAAGGGGTCACTGGAAGTGTTGCGATAAGACAAGCTTTAAAAGATAGATTCGGTATTGTAGGAAAAGCCGCTGGTTTTATTCCAAATTTTGCCGCAATACAAGATGCAGTAAATCGTGAACGTAGCGCTGGCGTTCCATCGAGTCAAATTTATGTTGCACAAGAAAAAGCTCTAACAAGTGCAAACCCAATGGGCATTGGCGTGTTTAATAAACGTGACGAGCCGACAAAAAAATCTAGAAAAGACGTAATGCGGCGCAAGGGTTTCGCTCGCGGATTTGTTCCTAATTTTGCAGTTGAAGACTCTCAAGGTGGTGATTTGGGTACTACAATTGGAACATTAACGGCACAATTATCTGGGCTAGCTTTTGCTTTTGCCTTTAATGCTGGACAATATAAAGATAGTTTAAAACAATTAACACAAGCTAATCTTAAAACAGCAAAAGAACAATTAAAACAATCAAGACTTGAAGCTAAAAGATTAGAGCAAAGAGGTTTGGGTAATTTCGCAACAACGGCAAGAGAAGATGCATCTAAAAGATTTCGAGCATCTGCTACTCCCAGCATCTTGACCAAAGGCAAGGCTTTTGCTGGAGCTAATGCTTTTGGATTAAGTTTTGCCGCTCCAATTATTGGAGAAACAATTAAAAATTTAGCAGGAACGGAGACAAAAGAAAGAAGAGTTACTGGGGCTGTTGGTGCCGGATTAGGACAGGTTGGGTCTTTTGCTGGTATAGGGGCTTTAATTGGAAAAGGTAAGGGCGCAGCCATTGGGACTGCCGTTGGTGCAATATTGGCAATTCCAGAGGTTGTAAACCAACTTGTATCTAATGTTCCAGAATTAACAAAAGCTTCGCAACAAGCGAGCGAAAGTTTAACAAAATTTTCAGAAGCTGGTCAAAGATATTTTACCTCTTTAGAAAAATTGAATAACGCTATAGGTGAAGATGGGGGAAGAAATGAAAAGCTTATAGCGCAAGCACGTAACGAATATATTCAGGCTTTAAGTGATTTATCTGTTGCAGATCAAAAAGCCCTAACACAAGCAGAAAAACTTGGAAATGCTCAAGAAAAATACGCCGAGATTTTAGACAAAAAAATTGCTGAGGATAAAGGTGCCCAAGCTGCGTTAGCTGTAGAAACAGCCGTAACTGGTAATATAACAGGCGAATCTTTAAAAAGATTTGTTGGTGGCGTTCCGCGTGTTGTTGCAAAAGCAGGTGATGCATTTTCTAGTACAATTAGAGACGCATTAGGAATGGAACAAAATGACTTTTTTAAAAATGCTGTTGAAGCTTATACTCCAAAAACGGCATTTGATCCAGCTTCTTCAAATGCAAAAATTTTAGAACAATCATTTTTAGATTTAGCATTAGCTGGTACTAGTGGTGCGAAACAAATAGAAAAAATTGATAAAGTTTTACAAGCAATTGGTGATGTTAATAATATACAAACAGCAGATGACCTTAAAGGAGCTTTAACAAATGCTTTAGGTGATAGTTTTGGTTCGCGTAAATTAATAGAAGGAATAACTAAAGCAACAACTACCGGTTTAACAGATGACGCCAGTAGAAAAAAAGCTGTTCAAGAAGTTGCTTCTATAATAGTTGGGGGTGCACAAGGACAAAAAACAAAAACAACAGGAGCTATTAAATCAGAAGCTATTGGTGAAAAAGATAGAATTAGAAGAATACAATTATTAAAACAAGAAAAATCTGCGATAGAGGCGACAATTAAAGCTATCCAAACAAGTATTGCTTCAACAAATATTTTTACTTCAGCATTAGAACAATTTGCTGAAAGTGCAAGGAGTTTTGAAGAAACCCTAAGAATTAGTCAAGAATTTACGGCTCCAAAAGAATTTTTGTCAGATATTTTCTCAGAGACTCCTGGGGTTAAAGGAACATCAAGTCTTGAAAAAACTCTTGAATTAGGCGGGGGATTTGCAGAAATTCAAAATGAATTAACCGGAACAATAAATACTATATTTAGTGAATTTAAAACGTCAATTAGAGATAATATTCAAACGCCTTTCGATGAGGCTTTTGCTAAAATTTCTGATAATTTAAGCGCAACAACTTTTGAAGGTGTTGCTACTGATAATATCAAAACCAAGGGTGGGGAAGAAAGAACAAAAGCTTTCGAAGAACAAAAAAAATTAAATAATACTATGTCTTCTGTTGAAACTTTAATGCAACAGTTTATTAGTGGTCAAATTGATGATAAAGAATTTCAACAAAAATCTATAACTGCTTTACAAAATGTTGGAGTTCTAACGGGGGAATCAAAAAAAATTGGTAGTGATATCCAATTAGCTGTAGCAACAAGTGGCGCGAAATTATTGGGTGCTGCCCAGGCAGCGCAACAAAGAAGAAAACAGTTAGCGACAGAAGCGGTACAAAAAGTTATACAAGAAAAAATTGGGCAAGCTCTTGGTGTTTTTGGTGGTTTCAAAGGATTTTTAGAAAGACCTGATCAAAAATCTCCATTAAAACAAATAACTCCGGTTATTGATAAAATTTCAGAAATTCGTGGTCGTGGAGAATTTAGATATAATAATAGAGGGTCAATTAAAGAGCAAGAAAAAATGGCCCCAGCTTTGGGTAGGGGATTTATTCAATTATATCAAACATTAAACGAATTTTCTGGAGGTGCTTTTAGAGGCATATTACAAAAACGTATTGAAAGTGGAGTCACCGAACCAACACGAGGGCGTGGCGGCATGAGAGGCGAAACAGGTGGATTTGGAGATATTGTAAAAGGTATACGAACTGATTTAGAAAGCCAAATCAAAGAATTTGAAACAAGAATAAAAACAGAATCTCGCCCAGGTGGAGACAAGGTTCTTGCTAGAGATTTACAAGATTTTGTGAATTCTATTAAAAAACTTGGTATTGAAAATGTAGCCCAATTACAAGCAGCAAGCGCAACGGGAACTGGTACCCAAGCTCAATTTGAAAAAATATTTAAAGAATATGGGAGTGAATCATTAAAAGCTTTAGAAAAACTTCCTGGTATTGGTCCAGAAATTGCGAAAGCTGTTGCTCAAAACACAGGGTTTACACAAGATAACCCATTATTAAATGAAGCGCAATTACAATCTAGTTATCAAGTTCAAATGATAGGATTTTTAGCTGGTATACAAGACGCTATAATTAAGACTGGCGTTGGAGATGCTAAAAATATCAAACCATATATGGTTCCAGAGCCTACAAGTCAAAATGCTCAAAATAATCAAGAGACGCCAACAACAAATAGACAACAAAATGCTGTTCAAGCCGCTAGACAAACAGCTCCTTTAGAAAAATCAATTGTTAGTCAAATAACAGCTCTTTCACAAAATACTACGGCAATAAGTAATTTAACGGGCGCGATTGCTTCTTTAAAATCTTCCATAGATCAACCGCAAGTCAATAACCAAACAGCGCCACAAAATAATACCCCAACTATAACGAATCAAACATCTGCTCCTGTTAGTGTTATAGTTCAAGCAAATACCCCCGCATCAGATATTGCTAACGCAGTTGGCGAAGCAGTTCAACGAAGTATCCCAGCTATTGTTGAAAAAGTACGTTTAGCAATGGGTGAAAAAGTTCCACCAGCTGTTAGAAATACAATCTAATATGTCTATACAAACATTAGTTCTAAATAATATAGAAGTTCTTGGGTATTCTCATCAAAATAATTTTTTGGGAGAAAATGCGGTTAATTACTCTGCAACAAAAATACTTTCTGTTCGTGGTTACGTTCTTGATTTGACAAATTCTGTTGGCGTTAAAGACGTATTTAATGATACTACAGCAATAAAATCAATAGCACAAAATTTCCATAATATTATTATCAATGGTCAAAATTTTGGTATAGGTAAATTCACTTCTTTATCTTTTGACGAAGGTAATTGGGTCAAAACTACTAGATTTAATGCTGATATTGAAGTTATTGTAAAAGTGCCAATTACAAATATTAACTCTAAAGAATTTAATAATTTAAATTTAGAAAATGAAAGGTTTGAATTAATTAAAAATTTTACAGAATCTTTCGAATCAAATTTTGATTCCAACACAAAAAATTTTGAAGGCACGCACTCTATAGAGATCGAATATAATGCAGATAATCGAAATCTTAATACTGTCGCATTAGCCCAATCTCTTGCGGCAGATTTACTTTCTAATACTTTGCCATCAAATTTATCTGAATTAAATTATACTGTAAGGGCAAATAATTCCTACAAAGTCTTATACAATGAATCTTATGATTTAATTAATGGGAAATGTGGTTTCACAAAAACATTTTCTTATAATACTAATAATTCAAATCGGCCATATTCTATAGAAAGAAGTATTTCAATAGAAATATCTGAAGATGGTATTGGAAACTCAAAAGAAGACTGCCAAGTAAAAGCAGAAAATAATGTGCCTAGTTTATATTCAAATGCGCTAATTGGATTAAATGAGCAAATAACAGGATCTTTTAATAGGTGCAACGAAGTTTTTAATATTTATAAGAATAAATTTAACATTAGCGGTGTTTTATATAGTACCGAAATACAAAAAAATATTAATATTAACAAGTTTGATGGAGTCATCAATTATGAAATAGGTTACACAACAGACAAAAAATTTGCAAATCAACTATATACTGTAGAAAACACTTCAACATTAGATAAAAATGATAATTTTATTTGGACTGTTTCTGAACAGGGTACTATTATTGGCCTCGGAGGACAAAATAAAATTTCTGAGAACTTAAGTTTAAAATATTTTAATGCCGAAAGTGGATGGAATAATACTAAAACAGGAATTTATTCGAGATCTTCCGGTTTATGGTTTTTATATGCGAAAGAAAAAGCATCTAATAATTTAAACCAAATTAGTCAACGTATATCAAGATCTCCATATCAAGGTCAAATAGCTTATACATATACATATACAGATGACCCTACCTATAGAAATGATCTTGGAGATATTAAAAAATTAAATGTTGAATATCGTGATAACGGAAATTTTGGTTTAAGTTTAAATCCAATATATAAAGAATTTATTATACCAAATAATAAATATACATTAGTGCAAAATAGATATTTAAAACAACAAGGGTCATTGTCAATTTCCGCAACAGCTGAAATTTCTTTAACAGGTCAAAATAGTATATTTGATGGATATCGATATTTTACAGGTAGTAATGCTATAACAGGTTATGTCAAAGATCTTGCTAAAGGGCTTTTTATTACTGGCTCAGAAAAAGATCCATATTTAGAATCTGCAAGCTACTCATCAGATGAGATAGAGCAAACCGTAACTTATGAGGAGGTTTATAAATATTCATAATGAATAATAATATTCAAATATTATATAATAATATAAACTTGTTTAGCGGCCTTTGCCCAACACCTTTTGTCACTACTGATCAAGAATTTATTGATTATAATACCGGCTGGAATCAAGTTACTAAAATGACAATGAATGGCCAATTAACCGGAAGGTATTTAGGTCAATTATCATACTACGAATTAACAAGTGGTTTTAATTTATTATTAAATAGGCTAAATAATAATTATGGGTCTTTGCTAATTAATGAAAATTCTGAAACACTATTTTCAGGTCAAAATGTTGTAGTTGATTCTATTACAACAGATGAGGATTACTGGTATGGAATTTTACCTTTTACAATTAATTTTACAATATATGAAACAGGGTTATTCCAAAATTATTTTGGCATAATTGAGCCAGAAGAAAATTTTGATTTTTCTGAAGAAGATGGTTTAATTGTTAATTTAACACATAAACTTTCTGCTCGCGGATTAAATACGCTGGGCAAAACAGCGATCGAAAATGCAAAAAATTGGGTTCTAAATCGAACGGGGTCTTATAATAAGATATTTCCTATTTTTATTCAAACTGGAATCGGATCTGATTTTCTTTTAAATTCAACAACAGAATCTATTGATAGGTTTAATGGTACATATAGTGTTAATAATCAATATACTAGATCTACTTCAAGTGAGGCTCTTAAAAGTGGTATTTTAAATTATACCATTGATTTATCTTCTGGTCAAGATGGTTTTATTACTGTAGGTTTACAAGGATCTTTTAGAAATAATCAAATTAGTGGAATCAATGATAATAATTTAAGATCAGGTTTTTTACAATATAATTTTTACAATATAGCAAATACTGCGGCGTTACAAACTTTTAATATTATTTTAAACCAGTCACCGGTATCACAATCAGTAACAGAAGAACAAAATAATAATGTATTAAACTTTAATATATCATATAACAATGATCTTATTTCTAATGTTATAAATGACTATACGGTAGATATCGAAACAGACAATATTAAAAATATTACGAATGTAAATTTAAATTCTAAAATTTTTGCTAAATATGGAGATGTAAATAATCGTTGGTCTTTAGTAAGATCTTATTATACAGGTTCTTTTAATGCTTTTTCGTTGGCTAATACCGAATATCAAAAAGAAATTAAAAATAGAATTTTATATTCTACCCCATTAACAGAATCAGTAACATTTAATGAATATAACGCAGAAATTGAATATAATGCATCATGGTCGGATAAAAGAAAATCTTTTTCTGATAATGTATTAAATATGACATCTTCTGTAAAATATACCCCTTCGGTAAATATCTATGTATCAAACACGTCTGCCTTTGTATCTAGGGAACATAACATTCAAAATTTAAACTGTGCTAATCTTTCTATTTTAGACATAAGTGTTTCGGCTATACCCAAACCAAATAAATCAATAAATTTTGCAATAGAACAAGTTCAAAATGAAATTAATAGAATAAAATCTAATTATCAACTAGAAAAAAGCCAATATAAATTGCTACAAGATAGAAATTATACAATAAATGATGTTTCGAAAAGTTATTCTATAAATGAAATATGGTCATTTGAAGGAGTCGTGTTATGAGAACGGGAATGAAATATTTTATAGATTTACTTTCTATTGATTATCAAAATATAGAAGCGGCTTTTAATTTTATAAGCGGCCAAAACACAAACTCTCCAAATTCAGTATATGCAGAAAGTTGGGCAACAGGATCTTCGAGTGGAGTTTTAAACCAAACTGGGGTATTTTTCCAATTTCGGGGAACGGGGCATTTTAACGGTTCTACTTATATGAATTTAAGTAAACCCTTTACTTTTGATAATAATTCAGCTATTTTATTTTCATACGAAAAAACAAACGCAAGAGACGAAATTATAATGTCTTCAATTTCAGGAACAAATTTTAATAATTATTCAGGTTTTTGTCTAGGTGTTAATAATGCAAATAAATTATATTTTAAATATTGGAATCCAGTAGAAGGCCCCTTCACATTTACTTTTGGTAAAAATTTAGCTGATAAAAATTTAATCATATTGAATAAAAATAATGACGATCTTACGATTGGTAAATTTAATAATAATTTATTTGATTTTGAGTTAGAAAATTTTAAATTTAAAAATAACGCATTCAGGGAAAGTAACAAATTAATTATTGGTGGAATGCCGAATTCTATTTCATGGGCAAATTCTGATACTAATAATTTTAGCGGATATATAGATAATTTTTATATATTTAAAAATACATCATTTTTATATAAAAATTATTATGCTAGTGGTTTGGTTTATTCACCTACAGGGGCAGAAGGTTTAACAGGCGAAAATTGTTTTTTTACTGGATATCTTTCCGGATCTGGATTTTCATTTACGGGGGTAACTGGATATCTAAACCAACCATTTTTAACTACCGGAACAGGGGTTACTGGAACTATTAACCGAAATATAACTGGAAGTTCATATAGTGGAGTTACAGGGTATTCAAATATATCTTTGGGGTTTTTTAATGATGGGTGCGGAAATACACAAGAAATTTTTGGACAAACTCCGCTTTCTGGTTTAATAACGATTACTTACACAGGGGCAATAAATTTAACTGGGTTAATTATTACAACTGGTTATAACCAAATTCCATTATCAGGACCAATTACTGGAGTTGAATATGTATATATTACTGGACAAAGTTGTACACCATTTTTTCAAATTACTGGAAATGTTTTATTTAATCAGGATGTTAATTTTTTAAAATCTTTATCATATTCACAAATTTCTTTATTATCAGAAATTAAGTCTGGTAATCATATTTTAGAAATATATAACGAACCCTATCAAACTAATAAATTAAATTATAATACAA